AGATGCGAAGTTCTGACCACCTATCTTCCAATAGATTGTTGTGTCCCATTCTGGTACTTCAATTGAACCAGTTCCTGAGTTCGCTATCTCTCTAAAATGTGCTTTTGCTTTATTTAATATCGTCATCGGTTTTTCCTTTGCTTGTATTTACCACTTCTAGCGTTTCGCTTAATCTTATTTATTGACTGGTTAACGAAACCCTGTGGTGCTTGTTTACTATGTCCATCCTCTAATCGCTGGATGTACTTTACTCTATTACTTACAGTCGAGCGATTTCGCCTGTGTCGTTGTTTCCACCCACGCTGTGCTTTACCAGTATCAACAGGTGTTCTTCTCTTTAACTCATCCCGTAAGTCATCGCTGATTTCTCTAACGATACGATTTACAGTCCTGTAAAGGTCAAAATCTGTTTTAACTTTAAAAGTAATCATCGTGGGTGGTAACCTATCTCAACTAACTTACGTTAGTAAAGAAGTTCCTTGGATAGTTACAGTCATCTCTACAAGTCCGTCGTGGCTTGCTGAACGAGATACTGATGTTACGATACCTTTACCGTTGTAACTTTCGAAAGTTGCTATGCTATCATCAGCATAGAATTTCCAATCGTAAGTTGTACCAACTTCGATACCAGTGACTAAACTGTCTTCTTCAGTTAATTGCTCAACTAAAGTATCACCAGCGTTCAGTGTACCAGATGAATCCGTATCAGTCCACGTGTACGGTATGTACAAGTCTGCTGTTCCAGTCCAAGTTTTATGACCTGCTGTGTATTTTCTTACACCAGCATCAGCCATGGTTGTTGTGTCTAGGGTATCGACTGTTTCATCGACTGACCAAGACTTTATTTCTGCAACTGTTTCATAGTTGCCGGATCCGTCGACACTGATATGTACAGCACCGCCATTACCTAGTTTTGTTACTCTTGCCATTGCTCTTCTCCTTCATTAGGGGTTAAATCTGCTTCAACTTGACTTTCATCTTTCTTAACAGACTTTGATTTTGATTTAACTTCTTTCTTAACAGAAGAAGTCTTTTCTTCGTCCAACATCTTCCAACCGTTAGATTTGTGGTAAGCCACATCTCTTTCAGGTATTCTAGTCATTATCTGACCTGTTGGTGTAATCATTTTGATTTTCATTATGTTACTCCTCTTGTAAATGTGTAATCAACTTCTACAGAAATAGTACAAGAACCATAAGGGTGTTCTATTGGTTGACCCATTACTATCTCTCTTACTTCTGTATTCATTGCGTTTCCATCACGGCTTCTATCTACATCCAACTTTTCTTCAATTGCTTCAACTAAATTATTAAGTGTTTCGTCTATTGACTTATCACTTGCTTTAACGAAGCAAATTAAATCGATTGTTAAAGTACTGCCTCTTAAACTGCTTGAACCCATCGTAATGTCTTCTCTCGCTTCATTACCAGAAGTAACGATTACGTGAGGGAAGTGAGTTCTAGCCAAAGCATAAAACTCTTGTTCATTACGAAAAGCAGGCTCACGGGTTACTGATCCCATCTTTACGCTGTTGATAGCCTTGATGCTATCTACAACACTTGATACGATTTGTTCTCGTTTGCTTGCCATTATCTTACCAGTCTATCAACATTACCAACAGTCTTTTCAGAGTCGGAATAAACAGAGTCCGAATTCGCATCGTAATCGATACCCGTCAACATCTCTCTACGAAATGTATCTTCGTATCTCTGGCGATAAAATCCAGCCATCTCAATGAAAACATCGTCTGGTCTAAATGATGAAAGTCTAGGAAGAATATGCAGAGCAAGTGCCGCGTAAACAGTCACTTCAACCCATTGAGCGTCACGTAACTTCGCATCGTCAAATAATGTTGGCGATTTAGTCCACCATTCTGCTTTAATGCGTTTGTTGACTGTATCTGTTGCTCTTGTTAACTCATTAGTGAAACTCGCTACTCCGTGTTCGAAGATATCGGGTACATAATCAGTTAAGTCGGAATTTGTCGCATAATTTGCCATACTTATTCTCCTAGATTAAAATTTAGATTTACTCCGCTGATATGATTTTACAAGCACGTGAGGCGTCTACTAGAGCCGCTTTAGCGTGTAATGAAGCAACGATATCGGTGCCTAATCCTGTAATGTTAGTTTGGCTAGAAACATCTAGTCCTTTAAACATTGCGATACCAAAAGCGTTTTCAGCCCATACGCAACCTGTAAAGTCATCAGAACCATCTTTAACTAAAGATGTTGATTGTACGATATTTGCACCGAACATTTGTCCTACTAGACCTTCACGCATCGCTTCGTTCATAGCGTCACCACCAGAACCAGGAATAGCCGCTGTACCAGCAAGTTCTAATAGAATGTCTTCTACTTGACTTGGGTGTAAAACCATCCATAGTTGTCCAGCGAATTTGTTCGCACGAACTTTTTGAACTGCTTGTGCTACTAGAGCCACTGTTAAACCGTCTCCAGCCGCGCCAACTGAATTTGAAGCGCCTGTGAAAAGAGCAGAAAAGTCTGTATCGAATTTCTCTGATACAGCACGACCTAGAACTGTTCCAACACCAGAAGCGTTAGCCCCTCCGAGGTCCTTAAGCATCGCTCTCGCGGCATATGACTGTGCTGTTACATCTACGCCAGCGTTTGCTACGTTGATGATGTCTAACTCTGCAATCGCTGCCGAAGTGGCGTTGTGTGCTTCTGTTTCAACAGAAGATGTTGCTACTGCTGTAAACTTTGGGATTTGTGCTGTTACTGAACCTGCAGGTACATCATAGATGTTTGCTAAAACGCCTGGTAGGTAGATTGAACTTTCATAACCAGCAAATATTGCATCTTGTCTAGCACTGACGAGCAAGCCTGCGATATCACCTGGGTTAGTTACATTTGTATTTGTTACTGTTGCCATTATTATCTCCTTAAGATAAAAGTGTTATTTTAAAATTTAACGACTACGCTTTAATTTGGCGTAAATCGCTCTTTGAGTCGGGTCAGATAAGTCTAATGAAGAAATATCTGTTTCAGTGTCTACTGATTCCCCTACATTTCCAGTTGAACCCGAACCACTCGGACCCGCTCTTAAGAAATGTGGTGAAGAGTCCAGAAAATTATTCACTAAATTATCAATTGAAACCGGTGTTGCGTTATCAGTATCATACATCACTTCGTTTCTATCGTTGAGAACTTGGACTTCACCGTCGTCAGACAGACGTACACGACTTTGTAAAAGTTGAGCAACTTGCTCTGGATTTACTGCGTTGCGTGCCCCTGCGGCCTTAAGAATAGCGCCATCGACTTTCTCCTTGTGGAGTTGTTGCGATAATGAATTGAACCTCTGTTCGAACTTGTTTTTCTGTTCTTGTAAGATGGACTCAAATTCACCTCTTGCCTTCTGTTCTTCTAATTTAATGTTTTCTTTTTCTTCTTTGAGTGTTCTGTACTCTGTTAGGTTAACATCTTCGTATTTTTTAGACTGCTTGTTTAAGCGTGCCTTAACGATTGCGTCAACTTCATCTTGTGTAAATGAACGCTCTGTTGCCTGAATTTGTTCAGCAGAAGTTTCAGTTTCTTCTATTTGCTCGCTGGTGCCTACTTGTTGGTCTATGTTAGTCATAGTATCCTCCTTTGGAGTGTTGTTGTTATTCAGATGTATTTATGACTGTATTGGAATCAATTTCTTCTACGATATCTTCTAATACATCTCCGTTATGAATAATGATTTTGGCAATTTGTTTTTCAATTTCATTGTTCAAAGTCTTTGACTGGATATTCATTTCCCTTACTGCGTTAAGATTAGTTAAGTCAGTAACTTCGTCCCGAAGGTCAAATTTCTTTTTGTACTCAATTAGAAAAGTGTCGTCTGCTTCATAGTCAGACCATACTTGGAATAAATCCCAAATCTGATTTTCTAATCTTTCTAAACTATCTGCTTTATCGCCTAGGCGAGTATTGAGCATAGTAAATTCTGTTTGTAAAGCAACACCACTCTTCGCAACAGTAGATACTGTATTGATAGCGGCGAGATGCGTAATCGTCATAATCATCGCCTGGTGTTCTTTTAATAGTTTAATGATGGAATCTATGTTAGCAGATGATGGCTGTAATAAGTATGGCTTCAAGTCACCTGGCAAATTATCATCTATGTTGATGATAGCACCGGCACCACCACTCGCATCTGTATCACTAGTTTTTACTAATGATGGGTGCGAACTTATGCGGATAGCCTGTTCTGCTTCACTCATTAAGTTAAAGATTGCTTGTTGTATCTTTGCTACGTCAGCCAAATCAGAGATACCTAAACCACGAGTATGTGATGGGTTTGCTTTTAACATTACAATTGGAATTCTGTTAATCTCATTTGCCATCTCCTCAATCAAAGTAACATTACCTGTATCTTTGTTTAATGAGTATCTTGTGATTGTTTCTGGTGTCCATATTTTTACAACTAAAGTTTCTTCGTCTTCACTCTCTTTTTGTTTAAGATATGTAAGTATTTGTCTACCTAGTACACGAGTGTACTGCCAATCCATTACATTCTCTGGTGAAATAAGTTGGGCATATGGACGAACATCTAATTCGACTTCTTGTTCTAATGTAAGGGACCTACCATCGCCGACTGATGGCTTATCAACCAATACCCAAATATGCCCGTAAATCATTGCTAATGAGTTTGCGGATTTCATAAAATCATCTATCGAATTCCCATCATAGTCGATATTCGTTATGAACGAATTTACATACGGCAAGTTAATTAGATTGCCTAATGTCCTTGACGGTAATGCTCTGAATAAGAATGCTCTGTATGTATCTACTACTAATTTACAACTGTTTTCTAATGCTGTGTACATCAGTCTATTTTCATACTGTGCGCCTGGTTGAGTGTCTTCATTTAAGTATCTACGAAGCATCTCTAAAGAACTTTTACGATAGTCAAAGCCACCGTTGAAAGATGCGTAATAATATCTCCATCTAGGAAGATGAGTTTCATAAATCTTATGAACTTTAGTTACTGTACTTTCTGTTATCATCGTTATCTCCTTTAATAAACTCCATAAGATTGTCTTGGTTGAGTTTGTATTTGTTTAGTTACTGGGAACATAAATTCAACACCATATCCCAAAGCGTCTGGGAAGTGTGAGTAATCAACTTTTCCACCAGTATCTGGTATCATTGTATTTTCTTTGTACGAAAACCTTGTTAAACACTTAATCAACTCTCTACATTTAGGGTCAATAAACAACCTTCGTTCATCATTACTATTTAGCAATAGTGAATTGACTGCGTTTGTACGGTCTTTAACAGCAGGGTGTTTCTTTCTGTACTTGACTAGAAAGCCTGCGTTCTGTAATATTGATATGTCTGTTCGTCCACCTGCTGATGTACGTCTCTGAACACCTGCGGGATCTGGCCACGCTGTAATATGTTGATGCGGATATCTGTTTCTTACTTCTTCTACCATCTCATCAGTGTTACTTGAGTACAAGCATAGTTCGTCTATGATATGTAAGCCTGTTGCTGTTGGCACTGCTATGAGAGTTGCGAGAGGAGATACGTTAAAGTCTGTAAATAAGAACAATCTTTTTAAGTCATTCGCATCACCTTCCCACTTCTTTACATTATCATCGTGGAATGAATAATAGATTTGATTTGTCGCTGTTAAAAAACTGGCTTCATATTCGCTTTTGAAGGTACGACTATCAAGCATATCTCTTGCGGCTTCTACTTCTTCAGCGTCCACGTTTTGTCCCTCTAATGTCGTGTAAGAAAAACTCTCCCAGTCATCGTGTGTTAATGCCATATCATACAAGTCTTTAAACCAATTACCAACACCCTTTGGTGTACCTACGAACATAGCGTGTCCTGGTGGTTCTTCTGCTGATAGTGTTGGGCGTAATACATCTGTCCACGCTTCTGGCTTTATGTCTGCTACCTCATCTATGCAAATGAATGAATAAGACCCACCCCTCATCGAGTCGGGATTGTCGGCTCCTTTTAACATAATCTTTGAGCCATTGACTAATAAGATTTCTAATCTACTCTCGTTAATACTCTTAACCCAATTTAATTCAATCAATTTACTCTTTAATGGACCCCATTGAATGTCTCTCGCCATACGATAAGTTGGGGCTACGTACAGTACAGTTTTACCTGGTTGAGCGGCAAATCGGGCAAGTTGATTACGAAGCAAAAACGTTTTTCCATACCTTCTACCGGCAGCCAAGGTTCTAAACCTTGCTGTGCTTCTCGCAACTGTTTTCTGTGGGTCAGTTAATGCCATTAAAGGTCTGTGTCCTCTTTTGTTACTTGTTTAGTTGTTAAAGATATTGCTACACCACCAATCAATCCTGTCGTTACAGGAGATGTACCTGTTGTTGCTGTCTTTAATAAATTCTGTTGTTTCTTTAGTCTTCTCTTTTTATTAGCGGCTAATCTTTTCGCTTTTGCCGCTGGTGTCTCAAATGTACCTTGAGCAATCTTCATACCATTATTGAATGAGGGCGAGAATTTTGAAGGTAAACCACCACCGTTATTCGCATACTTAAATCCTGCTCTATGACCACCACAATCACCTGTTAAACATTGTGAACCTTTAAACTTTGCCATAATCTATTCCTTATTTTTTAGTAGACTTCTTCTTTGCTGGTCTACCGCGTTTCTTACCGTATGTTCCTTTACCCTTTGGCATATTCTACTCCTTAAATCTCATCATTCCAAGGTAATACTTTAGCATCGTCATCACTAATAGGACTATCAGTCTGTCCAAGAAAATTTTTCCCGCACCAGATAAGCATCGTTGCGTTGCCTTGTAATGCTACTTCCATTTGCTTTTTTCTCAATTTCATTTTGCCTAAAGATTTTCCCTTTTCAATTAAGTCTCCGTGATGCTTAATGATTGTTCTGTGGTCAACACCCATAATGTAACCCATCTCTCTCGGTGTACAGTGTATCGTTGCTAACTTCTCAATCATTTCTACATCTAACTTTGCTTTTGGTCTTCCTGCTTTCTTCTTAACCTCTTTGTCTTCTTTCATATCTTTCTCCCTTTTATTCCCTCTGGTATGAGGTAATTTACATAAAGTAATTTGCTACTGCTGAACCAACCACCAAGAGCATAATAGCCCATAGACGACCGTCAATCTTTTCTACTTTTTTATCTAATTTTTCAATTTGTCCATCTAAATGTTTTTGGTTCGTTTTAATTTCAGTCAAATCATTTTTCATAATCATAATATCAATCGTGTTTTGTTTAACATCTTGTTCAGTAGATGGCTCAATCATCGCTTTTGTTTTCTTTTTAGTTTTAGTGTCCATTAGTGTAAGTCAACCCAAGAGCCATTCGCATAGCCTCTAAACTTGTTTGTTGTTGTATTGTAATACATATCACCGTTCTCACCACTTGGGTCACTTGACGCTGTATGTTGTTTAATGACTGTGCCGAATGTTGTTCTATCTTGTTCTAACTTAATGTTTTCTGTATTCTCATCATCATCTTTATCTCTCAATTGTAATATCGCTGATGGTGTTCCTGTTTCAGCACCATCATATGTGAGATAGACACCACTTAAATCAGTGTCACCTGAGTTACCAGGTTTATTTACAACTCTTAATTCTTTTGTGGTTTCAGTGAAATCTGTATTTGTTGTTATTACATTTGTTGCTACATTACCACCACTACCACTATTACCAATAACTGTTAATGTGTATTCGCCACCCCAACTATCTACTGTTGAACTACCTGCTGAGCCAGAAACTGATTCGCCTCTTAACTTAACCAAGTTAGCACCAATATCTAATAACTTCCCAGTCTCGTCTTGTGCGGCGAACTTAACTTGAACACCGTGTCCTGATAAACCACCAGAGATATCATAATCCATCTGGTTGATTAAAACCTGTGCTTCTGGTTGTGATTGGTTAATATTTGTTGTCTGTTGTATGCCAACGAAAGGATAACCTGTATTCGGAGTTATTGTTGAAGCAATTCCACCACCACCACTTAAGAGACTAAACCCACCCCATTGTGTTACACCAGGAATAGTTAAGCCATCTTTGTTTGAGATAATCTTCTTTGTCGTTAACTGCTCTGTTGTTGCGTTTGCTGTTAAGTTACCTGCTACATTACCAGTTAAGTTACCTGTTACATCACCAGTTACATCACCAGTTAAGTCACCTTCAAATGTTACATTAAATGTTGGTCCGCCTGTTACATATGGACCAATGTGCATATCTTGTCCCCAAGGCTTAAGCGTTGAAGCGGCACTTGAGTTTGACTGAAAGAATGCTCCTGAACTACCGTCACCAAGCCAGAATGATGGTGCGATTGAATATATATAACCTGCGGCACCCGATGTTTTTAATGTTAATACTCTGCCTGCATCTGCTTCTAGTTGGTTAAAGACTTCACCATAAGCAGTTGTTCCATTAGTAAATGTGAGTTCGTCAATTGTTACTGTGCCACTTAAATCGAGTGTTGATTCACCTTCAACAGCCGCTATAATTGTTGCTGTTGTTTGATGTTGTAAATCAGATATTTGTGATTGAGTTATAGTTAAGGCTGCCTGATGTCCAGTTACATCGGATTCTGTTACTGTGTATCCTGTAATATATCCTGGTGTTGCGTGATTACCCCAACCGTATGCTGTGTCCCAGTTAGAAATCTTTGTGTTATCTTGTGTCCACTTTGTGCCAATACTGTTTGTTACTGTAGTACTAAAATTGGCATCATCACCTAATGCTGATGCTAATTCATTTAATGTATCTAAGGCTGCCGGTGCTGAATCAACTAAAGCCGCTATAGCACTATCTGTTTCTGCTGAAGTATAATGTCCTGCAATATCTACTGTGCCAAAAGCACCAATAGTTAAGTTACCTGCTGTTGTTGTTATACTACCTTCATCGATTTTTACTGCGCCGGTTATGGGACCAATATACAAATCATCTGTAATAGCGTGAATATAACCTAATGCACCTGTTTCTAATTCAATGTTACCAGTGTTTTCTATTTTAACTCCAGCGACTGTGAATCCACCAATCTCTGCTGTATCAATATCTAATGTTCCGTTAACATTTAAGTCACCACGAGCCCTAATTGTTCCGCCATTGCTGGCTGGTCCTAAATTAACTGTTGCATCTGTGAGTGATGTTATCTGACCACGAGAACTCATATTGATAACACCTGCTGTTCCACTACCGCCACCGGCAAAGAAATCCATTGTCTGACCTGTGTCAGTGCTGAAATTTATTGTTCCTTCCGCATCCGAACCTAATACTTTATGCCCGTCGATGTACAATGAACCTGGTCCAACGTGAACTGAATGCCATTGGTTAGTTGTTGAACCTAATGACCTTGTCTGGTTACCGTCAGGAATAATATCACCAGACACTGTTGCTAATGATGTCATCACTCGTGCATCTGTGAAATATTGGTTTGTTCCTTCTGCTAAATCAGAAGTTGTGTTATTCGACAGATTATCTTCTGTGGCAGCAATTGTTAAATTACCATTATTGTCATCAGTTAATGTGACGTTTGCACCTGCTGTAAGTGAGTTAAGTACGTGTTGTCCACCTGCTGAAGTGTTTATAAGTGACGTTCCTGTTCCACTCGTTGTTACTGTTGTGTCAGCAGCCGCACTGGCTACTGTTACGCTATAAGTTATACTATCCACTGTTAAATTCATCGTGTAATCTCCGGTGTAGAATCTACTATGCCCTCAAGGATTCTGGTTACTGTGCCATTAGTCTGTACCCATTCTATATCGTACAGAAGTTTACCACTGGACATTGCTGATGTTTGTGTGTCAGTTAATGACCAAGTTACTATTCCATTTGTGCCGTTAGTTATTGGATCAAATGTGAATGTTGCTTGAATATCTGTTGATGAATGGTGTTTTCGTACTTGACCTCTAAATGTGTCTGCTGAGACATTTATAACGACATCATTGTCGTCCTTCAGAGTAAGTGTTTTTGAGAAGGAGGCACCTTGCTCAATCGTTATATCGTGAGTTGACATTGTTTGTTCTCCAGAGAATTTTATTAAAGCCGTCGCTTGTATAAGTATTTATACTATGTTCATTATTGTTAATATATAAATACAATTTTTACATCTTTCTTGCTTTGTAGATAGCACGATAGACCAGTGAAGGGTGACAATTGTACTTCTCGCCTAACTTGTTAATCGTCCTAGGAATCTTATTTTGTTTCATTTGGTTGTATTCTATAAGTAAATCTTGTTCTTTACCAGAGAATCTACCATTTGTGCCTTTTCTTTCATATCGTCTGTTGGTCATCTCTGTGTACGTCATTGATGTTATATGGTCTGGATTACAGCATAGTTTGTTTTCACAAGTTGTTGTTATTCTTGTATTTCTTGTGTTTTTATCTATAGGAAACAGTTCTAACTCAATAGCCATTATTCGTTGTACTGTTTTCATATTATTACCGTGGCGCATCATTGCATATCCGAGTGTATGTGTCGCCTTCTGCCATATCCAACATCCTGTTTCTTCGTTTTTTTCACATCTATCTTCTATTGCTTTAGCGTAGTTCTGTATAGTCATCGTACATCTCCTTAAATAATATATCCTTTAGTTCTTGTTGTGTAGCATAGTTTTCAATCCATTCATCTACCACCCATTGCTTATCTTCTTTAAATGCGGTCTCTAACTTTTGTCGATATAAATCAACATTAATTCCTACATATCTAAATTCACAGTTCATTCTATTCCAAAAGACTTCTATGTCTATTGTTTTGTATATTTTTTCAATCATCTGATATCTCCTGTAAGAAAATAACATTGTAGGTCAAGTAAAAACGCATCTGTTATATCTTTTATTATGAGTTTTCTTGTTGTTTCTTGGTTGTCAGTGTCGTAATCCCTGTCGAGTGTCTCAAATTGCAGTTTGTGTTGACCAATCACACAAAGTAATGGATGCAATTTATCCAAGAATTGGTCTAATTCAGATGTTTCTGATATGAACTCTATAACCATTGTCGGCGAATGCTCATCTTTGTTTATTTTTATTTTCATTTTATGTGCTTCCAAGTTTTATTATTGACCAGATAACTTATCGTTGATTGGTGTACTCCGTACATCTCAGCAAGTTCTATTTGCTTATATTGACCGCTCAGCCACAGTTGTCTTATATCATCTATGTCTTGTTCTGGTATTGTGTTTCTGCAATCTTCGCCCTTTGCTGTTCTTTTTTTATTGTCTCTGTCTTCTATATTCTGGGCGGTCGTTCCTGCTTTTAAATGTGCTGGATTACAACACGGTGGGTTATCACAGATATGCATTGCTACTTTATCGGTTAAATCTATTCCTTCGAGTTCTAGTGCAAGTCTGTTGCATCTGACGAGTGTACCGTTAATTCGTGTCATTCCATATCCTTGACTATGCCTTGAACCTGTCCATTCCCAACATCCGTTGTCCATTATTTTTAGTTTATTATAGAAATCTTCTTTTGTGAATCCTTTTTTCATTGTATTGTCTCCCACTTTATTTCAGCGTTGACGTTGCGGATCTTTCTTTCGTCTTTTATCATTCTCACTACTCTTATTCTATGTTCTTGTAGTGCCGCTTGTTTGCTTTCTTCGTTGATTCTGTGTACTTCTCTTTGTCTTATTTTTTCATAATCTATCATTTTATTTCTCCGTTTATTTTTGTTTTCTGCTGAGACGTCTTCTTCTGCCATTTACGAGTGGTCTGCTGTCACGCTTCTTTTTCGTGTTGAGAAGTTTGTCTGCCATTTGTTTTAGTTCTTTTCTTGTGTACGTTGCTTGTGCCATTTATTTCTCCTTTTTTGTTGTTTGTCTTATTATTATACACTACTATTTATCATTAGTCAAGCGATTCGTCGTGAATATCTCATATTTTCTCGTTGTTCTCTCTGATATTCTACTATTGATTGACCCACTAGTCTCGTGTTTGGAGCCGCGTTGAGTGTTAAGTTTGTTTTATTTTTCTTCATTTTTCTTTTTAGAATTTCTATCGCTTCGTATAATTCGTTATCTCTGTACTCTATTTCATTTTTATATTTTTCGAGCATCTCGTCTACTGTTCTGCCGTTTTCGTCTTTCATCGTTATCCAGACGTTTAATGCTATCTTCAAGTCAAGTTTGTTTTGCTTGAAGTATTCTCTGTAATATTCGTGTACTGCCTTGTTCAGTGTTTCGTATGATTTTTTGTTTTCATTGACGTAGAAGTCTGCTTCATCGTGTCTGAATGTTACTGAGCATTGAATATCACGCTTAATATAATGTACTGTCTGGCCGTTCAGCAGTTCTGTTACATTGTTTCTTAACTTTATTTTTGTTGTGTTCATAGTAGTTATTATACACTACTATTTATCATTAGTCAAGCGTTTTGTCTATTTTTATTGTATTCTTTTATTATTCTATCCATTCGTTTTCTTTCGTCTCGGATTTGTATCTTTTGTATTTCTTGTTTTGTCGCTGGACGTGTACTCGGATACCACTTGTCTTGTTCGTGGTCAATAATCATATATATTACTGTACTTGTATTTCTCTTTGTAAATCTACATCGTATCATTTAATATCCTCTTCGTTGAAATCCTTCAGCGTACTTATATCTTTCTTCTGCTGAATATATTGTATGTGTTTCGCTGTTTTTTTGTCTTAATATTGCGTACTCTATCCAGTCGCCTAGTCTTATATATAATCCGTAATCTTCATTTTTCTCTTTCATTAGCATACAATAGAAACTTGGTATCATACCTTCGTTCTTGTTTTTCTTTTTATAGAATGACGATATGACTGGTTTTATATCAAATCCTGTCGTGTTGTGCAGTACTGCATCTTCTCGTTGAATCATTATTTCTTTAAATATCTCTAAGTCTATATGAGTTCTTATTGCTCGTTTTGTTTGTGATGGTTTTCTGCCGACTGTCACTTGTGATTGTAAGTTTAGCCAGCCGTTCGTGTTCTCTGTTTCTAATCTTAACGATATTGTGAAGTCTGATGCGTTCTTGCTTCTCTTTCTGTTATGTCTTATTGCATTCTGTACGTTGTCGAAGACGTCTACTTGGTATGCAAGTACTTCTTCTTGTTGTAGTAAATTTATTTGTGTCATTTGCTTCTCCGTTGTTGTTGTATGTCTTATTATACACCAATATTTATCATTAGTCAAGTGTTTTGTCGATTAATGTTGTTTTTTTTGCGATTTTTGTGCTGTGGGTGTGCGGACTCTAGTTATAGTTAACAGTTAGTAGTAAAGAGTTACTAGTAAATGCTTCTAGTCAGTCAGTCAAGTAGTTATTTGTGCTACGCACAGGCTTGACGGCAAATCAGAGATTTGCTAAGAGCAATTGTTTTGGGTCATTTGGGGGTTGTTTGGGAGATGGGTTGCTACGTGAGTCTCTGGATAACACGGAGATGAAAAACCCGAGACTCACATAACGATTGAATCGATAGAAACAGAAGTATTAAGGGGAAGGATCTTGGCTGACCCTAGATGTGATTTGTATGAAACACACTCAGTTTGTTCTATATTTCTCTATCGATTCTTATACAATTATAACACGCAATTCATTAAATGTCAAGTCTTGTATAGACTTATTTAGTACTTTTTTATTTTATCGTACTAAAACAGGTGGTTTATTTCTTTTTTGGTTTTTTCTTATATGCCATTATGTTACTCGTATGTTAGTTTAACTGTCGGTCGATATACCCATATGCCTTGTAACTCGTACTTGTCTAATATATGCTGAATGTCAGATGTCGTCAATGACGCACAGTACACTGGATAAGGTTTTTCAAATGTGTTCAGTACTGAGAATCCACCAACTTCTTTTTCATATCTCAGTTTGTTCATTTCGTCTAAGGATGCTAATACGAAGCATTCATATTCTTTTCTATTACAGAATGTTCTAACTTGATAATTCGATTTCGGTGATGGTAATTTCTCTTTGTAATCGTTAAAGAAGTACCAGTTTTCGCCATCTAATAGCATAGTTCTTCATCCTCTGAGTCGTATAGATTCATCATAGATTCTAACAAATGCTCGTATCTAATTTGTGACTTTTTGGGTAGTTTTCTGAACTCAATAATGTACATCTGAAACTCGTTAAAGTCGCAGGAGCCGAGTATTTCGGCTTTCTGGAGCATAGCATCCAACTTCATTACAGTGTACGATTGTTTCTCGTTATATAGTTGTATTTTCATTATGTTACTAGTTTGTAGATTTTATATTGTATTTCGTGGCCTGCTGTCGGCGAGTCTAATCCGTCAGCATTGTGGTGTGACACTACTACTGTGTTATGGTCAAGTGAAGTGTCTAACGTCGGATGTAATGGCATATCAAAGTCTGACTGACCTATATTATAGTAAAATACTCCTTGGCCTGACGTAGTTAACGTATTGACACCTGTAGTTATGTTGTTGTTTGCAGGTGCTCCATTTGTAAGTGGTTGGAATGTCGATTTATCAAATATCTGTACGTGTTTATTACCAGCAAAGAATAGATAATCTTGTGTGAATCCGAATGTACCGTGATTTTGGGTATAAGGTAGCCAATTAGCGGCGTAGCAATATAGTTGACCTGATAGTGTTGCATTTTCATTCCAAGTATTTGTTCCGCCTTGATTCTTTTGGAACACTTTATAGCCATCACCAGTTATAAATGTGTCTACTCCGTTGTATGCACAATACAGTTGGTCGTGAAAGAATCCTTGCTTTCTTGTGCCTTTTGGTCTTTCGGTTTTATTATACGCATCAACTATGTACGCTGTGTAGTTTTGTGTTACTGCAAGTCCCCAGTTATTTGTTCCACCTTGGTCTTTGTCGTATACTCTTAATCTATTGACACTGGCAGTAGTGTCAATAGCACCTGAACTACTAAGTTCAGTCTGCATCATTACGACACTTGAGCAATCATTACTTAAATACGCTTCTACATCATATAGTTCAGTTGACGATAGAATCTGAAACTCTTTAACAAGTGACCAAGCATATGACGTATGACTTCCTATTCCCGTTGCTACACCGTCATAGTGTAATTTGTAAATATTGGCGTACGCCGCTGAACCTGAGACTTGTAATATAGATAGAACATAAATGTCCTGATTTGCTGAATCGTATTTCACATCGTGAATCGAACAATAAAACTCGTAATCCGGACTAGTATATAAATTACTATAACCAGATTTAATTGTTGCGCCAGGCATCTGGTTACCACTCCCTGGCATCCAAGTTCCGTTTGGTGACGTTTGTGTGAACATTTCGATAGTCACGTCTCCTGTGTTACTACCGTATTGACCGTCTCTCATAAGTCTAAATGCGTAGAAATAACTTTGTGGCCCAGACATCAAACATCTATGAAATCCACCAATTGGTTGGTCTTCAGAGTTTGTAAATTGTGCTTCGAATCTTTGTGATATATCTGCACCTGTGCTTTGCATAGAACCATCTAATTCCATTGCACGATATTGTGGTATTGCATATGTTCCATCCCAATATCCACTTGTCTTTCTAAGAAAGTCTGTGTTTGTATATGGATAAATGTTACCGTAATTTGACTGGTCAGATGTACCAACTGCTGTTGTATTGAAACTAACATTA